TGAGATCCACAGCCTCGGACTGGGTGATCAACTTCTGCTTGAACTCACGAGATACTCGTAGGGTGAGGGTGGAGAAAGGCTTATCAGAAAGACTTACTGGGCGACCTGGATTTCGTTTCATATTTACTCCTTATGTTGATTTACTTATACTAGTTGATTGATGTGGGTTGATTGCTGTTTGCGGACATAGATAGGGAAAAAAGGCTAGAAAGCTTGTCCCTGTCCGTCTTTTTTCAAAATCTTGTACTTTTGTTTTTGTAATTCATTGACGACATCGTTATAAACGCGCACGAATACTTCTCTATCCCCATTGGTGTGCATCTCATAGGCTGCTGAACCTAGCTTCTCCAAAGTTTTTTGTAGTGCTTCTGGTTTGGGCATATTAGTTTGTGTACCAAAGTTGGCGTCCTTTTGTGCGGTCATAAAAATACCCCAAGCAGAGTACCCATCTAAATGTGGGGGTATTCCAGTTTGGGCATCAATGACTGCTCTTCTGAGTTGGCCCGGCTTTGGCATGTATGTTTCATATACGGCTAACTCTAGAAATGCGTTAATCGTTTCCTCATACTCAAGATCGTTAAGAAGGTCGTACCATGCTCTATAGGTCATCTTCTTATCTACATCTAGGAGCGGCTTGTCATAGGTAGCGTATACCTGTTGGACAAGACTCATGAGTTCTTCTTTGATCATAGGGAGCTTAACCAACCTATGGCCTTACCTGACATGTCGTTCCAGTCTAGGTTCCCTATCTCCTGCAGTACATCGCCATCAGAGAATGATTCATCTCTGTCTGACTTCATGCGCGCATAGATTGCTGTAAACAAAAGGATTGCCATCTCCTGTGCGTTACTGGCTATAGGGTATCCCTTCTCTACTTGAAGTTCTCCTGGTACATACCTGTAGTAGTTACTCATCTACTATCTCCTCTCTGTCTTCCACCACCGTAGGCTAACCGTGGTGAATATTCGTGGGCTCTTCTTGTTGATTGAACAACTCTTGACACTCTACCAGTCTGTGTCATTGGCGTCCTCGTCTGGGAGGAAGCTTAGGAACTTCTCCACTTTCTGGACGTCGCGCAATATTAATTCAATATCATTATATTTTTTGTTGGATCGGTTCCGGCCCATATGCCATTCGGAGTAAGTGCACCCAAGGATTGCGTCCTTACAAGTCTGCACCCCGTAAAGGTGGATGGCTGACCCAATGTTCCGGCGTCGCTCATGATCGAGCTGCGCGCGCGATTTTTTATGAATATCAACCCAATACTTAAACACTTCTTCAACTTCAGAATCTGAAACTTTATTAGAGTTATCTATTTTTTCTAAAGTTTTCTTACGTAAGGTACCCATAGTTAAAAGTTACTCCTTATAAAGATTTCTGTCAAAAACCAAATATGAGATAGATAACTAAGAACAAAAGAACTGATTAAGAATAGAATCAGTAAAGCACCACTTTGGAAGGGTTCCAGGGAAACCTTTTGCTCAGGATTCCCCAAACTAGGGCAGCACAAACTAGACCTCAGTAATTCGGGTCGTAGGTGGACTACCGGTTTTTGGCGCGCCGTTAGTTGTCTGATCACCATAGCAGTCTCTTCCACCACCGTCAAGTAACTCGGTGGGTTTTTCTAAAATATTTGGATAAATCTATCTGAGTTACACTGTTAGGTAAACCTGATATGGTATTTTTTACTTGTCGGTGAAGGTCCCCTTTCCCTTAGCTGACGTGAACCCCAGGTTGAGTTTGGATGCGTTTGTAGGTGGCACATGCTGAACTCCCTGGGGTTCTTTATTTCCATCGCGAGCCCGGTGGTCTTTTATTCGCTTCTAGATTTAAATCTCTATTAGCACTAAATGAACTCACGCTGTTGATAAAGATACGGATAAGACCGAAGGTCATTGCCGCGGCGCCCGAACCCTTGACCGAATCCCAGTAAGAGATTGAAATAATTCCATTATCTAATTTAATTTCCGCGATGTCCAGAACCCACCAGAAGGAAGTTCCGATTGAGAAGGAAAGGATCGCCAGGTAAAGCAGCGCGCCGGAAAGAATATTAATTGATTTTTTCATTTTTTGCTCAGTTCCAGTGTGAACCACTCTTGCTCCACCATCATCCCAATCGCGCAGTAGTTAATTACATCCATGTAATTGTCGTAGAGTGATTCGTTTATTGGATCTGCCTGCTTTTTAATTAAATTCTCCAGACGCGCGACCTTGTCGTGCAGCCGGACAAGTAATCCAATTCGTCCAAAACGAATAATATTGTCAGATCCGTAATCATTTTGCTTTTTAACCAGGACGGAAGTGAACTCATTAATATTATTTTCGTTATTTTTTTTAATTATTTCTCCGGATCTGGCAGCTTCGTACGCGATTGACCCAAGTGTCTCCCAGGAAAGTAACCATTCATCGTCAGAGATAAGGCATTTAGAATTATTATTTGAAGTTTTAATCATCGAGTCCAGCTGTTTACGGATGTCGTTAACGTTTACCCCGCTACCCTCGATCAACCGAAGTCTGGATCTGGTAGATGGTAAACAAATTAAAGAGACGCAGGTCTCGGCAGCTTCATCCCAGGTTTCTGGTTCCTTAGGAATCTCTTCCACCACCGTATCGTTAATATAAGCTGTCATTTAAATTACCTCCGGGTTTATTTTGTGTAGATCGAGGACTTGGTTGATCAGGTCTTGCATCAGCCCGTCCCAGTACATGTCGGACATTGATTCGTTCTCCATGCCGTCAGCTGTGGCTAGCTCACGCTCGAGCATCTGACTCGATACAGCAGCTAGGGCTCGGTTAGGATCTGCAGTAGGGAAGAGCACCGGCCCGTCCTGGTTGTTGATGAGGGACTTGTCTACGTGCATGATCGTCACTGTCTTCCCGCCGTCGGTTCCGACGAGGACAATATTGTTGCCCTCCCTCGTAGCCTCGAGCATTTCGTCAACAATGTTTGCAGCTACCTGTGGGTTCTGATCCTTGAGAGCTTTTATTGCGGATGCTAGCGCCACCATGCTTTCCGGCATCCCAGCGTCACCCATGGGTCATACCTACATTAAACATCTGAATTGCGATGTCGGAAGCGACCCCTGTTTGCTGAAAGGTGGTGATCTCGTAGATTGCGAAGCAACCGCCACAGACGTAGAGTTCTCCGCCCCACAGTCCATCATCGTCTGGCTCTACAGGGCGCCCATCCTCGAGGCACGCATAGAACCCGTCTAGGTTTGGAGTATTTCCACACTGGCAAACTAGCCAGTCATATGTTGTTTCTTTCAAATTTAGCGGCATGGTGCCCCTCTCTTTCCCTTGTTACGGACTATATCTTTATATTCGTCTAATAGCAACCTGTGTTGCCCTGATTTCTTCATATCTAATAGTTCCCAGTTATTTTTAAAAACTGAATTATTATTCCATCTATGGACAATAACTCGAGGTTTGATTTATACGTAAAAGCAGCGGAGCAGTTCATCGAGCGCAATGGTGATTGTTTAGTTCCAGCAGCTCATATTGAGATTTATGAAGGCGCTGAAGTAATGCTCGGAACTTGGGTTTGTTATTGCCGCCAGAGACGCAGGAAAAATCAACTTTCTCAGAAAAGAATATTAATTTTAGAGGGCCTCCAGGGTTGGGCTTGGGGGCCACTCGATCCGGGGCCGGCAGTAAATTCAGAAAGAAATAAAAAGATAATTGAAATGCGTTCGTCCGGATCTTCGCTCCGGCAAATTGCTGACTTTTTTGATTTAAGCCGCCAGAGAGTTCACCAGATTGTAGGAAAACCAGATGACATACAAGCCGCATAATTATCCCAAGACCCGGCATGGCACACCTCTTCCACCACCGTTGGGTAAGGGACTGCCCGGAGACAAGCCATTACTTGATGACCGCGCACTCGAGCGGATCGAGAAATCAGGAATATTTATTTTTTTGATTATTATCACCGGGCTCGAGCTGCTTATCTGGGCCTGGGTTGCCTGGGCGATTACCGGGAACCTGGATGCGCGGGGAGATAATTCATTTTCTGATTTTATTTGGATGTCCGGCATAGCTATCTTCGCGGTGAAGTTCAGTAAGGCCATTAGTCGCCGCAATCGCTAGTTGGGTGATCCAGCGGCACAACTAAGCTGAGCCCTGGTCTTGGCTTGTGGGACGTTGGGTGACTACGTATCGAGTCAATACGAGACTCATGCCGAGCTCTGTCAACTATCGGCACCAGCTTGAACTTCCGGGCTCTGTCTTTTTTCATGATAATAATTCCTTTTCTAATATTTTCTAATAGTGCAGCCAGGCCGGTCGAGTTAACTAAGCCCGACCGGCCAGCGCACACGCCATGGGCGTGAAAGGGGAAGTTTCCCATGGCGGTAGTTGTTGCTCCCCACTGATTTACTCACCAGTGGGGAGCAAGCGAACTAGATTAAGTCGCTCCCCATTACTTCACGATGCGCACTCCTCAACTGAGCAGGCCAATGTGATTTACCCTTGGTTCCGTTCCTCATTTTTTTGAGTTCAGCAACTGCTTCCTCAACATATGGGAGAACGATGATGTTGTTCTTCTTGCAGAACTTGATGCACTGCATTGCCATTGAATCCATGTAGCCGTTACGTGCGCACACTGCACCGTCGGTCACCCAAATAATCGGAGAGTTAGAACGCTGCCGATTCTTCACTGCCCATTCAAGTGCAGGAAAGTCAACGCCATTGCCGTGACCAAATGTTGGGAGTTCATTTACCATTCTTCCCTTGTCAGCAACTACCCACATATTTGTTTTGTCGTCACCCTTGTCGGTGTAGACAGCAACGGTAGCGCCAGGTCCATTCTCAACAATGCGCCTGATCTGATCATGAGTGAATGACATTGAACCTGAACCGTCAATGATGATGACGCCACCATTTCCTCTTGTGACCTTGTCAAAGATTCTTTTTTCAGGGTCGGTGAGAAGTCGGTGAATGCGACGTGGTGATTTACCCATGTTTGATGCAGTGCGCTTTTTGCCGATGTTTCCTTTTGTTTGTTTCGGCATTGGGCAATACTCAACAAGTAGTTTTTCCCAACTAGGAATACTGCCACTTACGTTAGGAGCAATACCCTTGTATGGGTTTCCAGTAGCAGAACCTTCTTTTGATGTTCCGCCGCTGGATGGAGCGCCAGCAATTTTCCGGGGACGCCCACGCCCACGCTTTACTTCTTCACCGTCGCCGCTGGTCGTGAGAGTAGGCGCTACTGCCTCTTCTTCTTCTTCAGGTACAACAGATATGAGTCTGTCTACCCATTCAGCGATGCTCTCAGTGAATGAGAAACCGTGTGGCGCTAGTTTTGTGCGAGGGTCTACTGCAGTACTCGCAAGACGACCAGTCCTGTAAGCCTTGTTCATTTCTTTCACTGCACGTTTTGAAATGTCGCCAAGGATTTCTCCCCACTGCTTATTGTGCCTACGTACTCCGTTGAGAAACGCTTTATTTGATGCAGTGCCAGCAGTTGCAAAGGCCATACGCACAGCGCCAGCCCAATCTTTTGTTGCAACTACACGTTCTCCATCTGCAGTTTCTCCACCGTCAGTGAGATTTCCCTTGACGTTGAATCCAGCTTTTTCGCAAAGAAGATTTACACGTAATTCTTCAACGACGATAAGAGAATCGTGCGATGCGATCTTACGATCTATCCAGTCAATCATTGAAATGGCAGGAGATACTTTTGCATGCATTAGTTCATGCGCTCTGATCACTCTTGCCAGTTCCGTGTCGTGCGATGGTGTTTTCATTTCCCGGTCAACGATGTTGGTGTATGGCTCCCCACGACGTGGGTTGCAGTCTCCCACAACCCACGTTCCGTGTTCGGAATCCTTACGACCCAACAACTCAGGTTCAGCGATAATGCGATTCATGATTAAGCGCCGATCTTGTCAATAGCGATGGCGTCAATAATTGCTTCAGCACGATCTCCGAATGTCAGCACCGCCGCACGTTGTGCACCGAGCGTATTTCGCAACTTGTCAAATGCCATAAATGCTCGCAATGAGATACGACGTTCGCCAGCGTCAGCCATGCGCACTGCGTATGGTCGCAAGTCAGCAGACAAGCGAAGCAATGCGTCAGGGTGTGGAGCGTTGATGCGAATGCGAATTGGGAAACGGTCAGCCAATGCAGTTGGCAGTTCTTCCATGTTCTCAATGTTGGTGGTCATGATCGCAGAGAAACCGTTTCGTGGGCGATGCACACGACCAGTCTCAGGATTCTCCCATGTTGCAGACTCAGGAGAGTCAAGCATTGAGAGAAGAGTTGCGAACACGTCGCCACCAGCCTTGTCTACTTCGTCAACGATCAGACGACCGCCGATGATTCCGTTACCTTCCCAAGCCTTCACTGCAGAACCGTAGTTCCACGTGAATGTTCCACGCTCATTAGGCATGAATGCTCCAGTGACGTCTGAGTTGGTCATGTCTTCGGTGCATACCAAACGATGCGCACCTCCGTCAATGTTTCCCATTGTTAATCCAGCATAGGTTTTACCAATGCCTGATGGCCCGTAAAGAATGACACGGTCAACGCCGTTGCTCAGACAATCTTCGAGTGCTTGCCAGCACTCAGGCAGGGTGGATGTTGATGTATTCATAGTACCCCTTTCGTGGGTTTAGTTGTTAGTACACTTTCAACGTATCACGCTGAATAACCTATACCGAGTTTTTAGATCTCGGCTTCTCGGTCAGCTTTTGGATCCCGGATCTCCCATATTCCTTTTTTGATTTTTCTGAAGTGTGTTGACTCTGTCAGAAATTTAAGAACAGTTGGGTAACTGAAGCCGGCCACTTCAACCAGCGCTTCAGTTGAATGCTGCTCGCCGATTTTATCTTTAGTCCATGATATGAATGCGTCGTATTTATTTGAGCGCTTCTCTGTTTTGATCTCTTCTGAAATATCTTCTTCAGTGATATTCATATCGCACCATGTGGAGACAACATCGAGTAGAACACTTTCGGTTACTCCATAGTGTCGCAAGAAACGAACTGGATTACCCTTCTCCCCTTCTGTCTTCCATATGTCAAGTACGTACATTCCTCTTTCGTATTCACTGATGAGGAATAGCTCGTCTTTAGGTACGTTGATAAACGCGCCGTAGTTCTCGGCGACTTTATCGCAGCGAACTTTTAGTTCTTCTTTTATTTTTTCTTTGTTGATTTGAGTACTTGGCATTACTCCCCTTTCATGAGATTAATTATTTAAGTCTACATTAATGACTCGATGTTTCAACTTTTAAATTGTCTTCCACCACCGTCACTTAAATATTCAGTTATTTATTTATTTTTCTTGACCCGGCGTCCGGATCTCTAGGCTTGAGCCGTCGGACAAACTGGCCTCCCGCCCCGGCGGGGCTCCAATCTCCGGTTCAACTGTCATCGCATTCTCGGATACAAGCCTGCTGCGCACCGCGTCTATCGCCAGGCCCAGCTCGTCGTATGTAATACCCCAACCGTCAACCGTCTCCTCGAAGAACCCAGCATCAATGTCTTCTTGAATATTCAGCATCGCCCGGGATCCGGTAACGCCCAGCGTGTAGTAGTTCTCGTAGAGTATTTGTGATACCTCATCTATCGCAGAGCTCATATCATTCCTCCCAGTTCATTGTTTCTTCATACTCGGTCAGGATGTCTCTGGCGCCCTCGATGTAGTCGTAGACAAGACCGTAGTCGCCCATCGGCAGCACAACGCCACTGCTCTCTAGTTCTTGAATCAGGCTATGAACAAAGTTGATCTGCTC